TAGATTCCATTTGTAGGTATTTGACAAGTGTCGTTTAATGAAGATAATGTTAATGAGAAATCAATCTTTAGACCTGCTAAATAATCAGGGTCAGATTCTGTAAAAAATGTTACTGACATATTATCACTAACAATCCAATTATAAATATGGTCTCTAAGACTAGCAACCATATCTTGACCTACTAAAGTCATATCACTTAATACTTCTGTTTCGTTTGTTTCCTCCATTAGCATTCTATCCATAACATAGATAGAAAAATTATATTGTATTTGCTTAGCTAGTATTTGGGCATCGTTAAGATTAAAAAACATAGCAGGGTATGTTACCTCGCCATTACTTAGTCTTTCCCAAACATCACCAAAGTAAACAAACTTAATTTGCTCGTGGTTGTTTCCGAATTCTGTTATTTGCTTTACTATTTGATTTAAGGTCATTCTTTTTTGTTTTTTCTAAATAAACTTTTAGCTTATTTTGATTCTTAATGTTAGCTTCTTTGCTCATATTAGCAACCTATTTTACCTTGATATTTTTCCGATAAAGGTTTTTTACCTGAACAATCACAATCATCATCTAAAAATAAAGATGAAGTATAACCTTCTAAATCAGGTAAAATTGTATCAATACCACTTGTATAATTTAAATATTCAGGGAACATAGTATTGTTCTGTCTAAGATATTTAATTAATCTTTGCTTGTAGAACTCCGCTCTTGTCCTATATCTATTAGCAACGTCAATCATATCTTGCATAGAAGGGTTCTCTGTATTGTCCCCACTCTTTCTTAGCAATCCTTTGTTATAGAATTGATATGATAACCCCATCGGTAATTCACTCATAACATAATAAATCAAACAATCTGTTACATAGTTATTAAGTAAAGATTGCTCATTAGCATTTAAGTTGTTACCATTAATGCCAGCTTGTAATCTGTTATAAAATGTGCTTCCTAATGCAGGCATAATATACATATCTTGTGCAGTCTTGATTTCAGGCAATATTAACTTTTCGTCAACATTAGCGTGTAATCCTGTTCTGTCCTTTATGCTCTGTACTGATATGAATAATGTATTTAATGACATCTTGTTATTTTTTTCTTGTAACTATATTTGTTTTCCACTCGTGTCTGCAAGATGCGCTTATAGTTCCGTTATTGTTCCACCAACCACCACCTCTATCCCAAACAGAATAACCTAATCTTGCTGAAATTTGTTCTATTTCGCTTCTACTATAAAACTTGTTTGCTCTTAATAACTCTTTGCAAAATGGCCTGCTTGTACTTATGTTAGCATTGCTAAATCCTGATTTCCATTCATAAGAATATCTAACAAGCATCTCTGTTGTTGTAGGCTTTACTTCACCAACAGTTTTGCTTAATGGCTTTACTAATTGTCTTTCTACTATAACATTTGAATCAATTCCTTTGCCTATTTTTTTATCAACAGATGTTATAATGTTTCTTTCTTCTAGGCTTCTAATAACTACTATAACTTCAGCTACACTTACATTTAAAACTTGTGCAAGAACTTCAGGAGTAATATCTTTTTGCTTTGAAATTTGGTCTAAAATATTTGATTCTAATTGATTAACTTCTGCAAACATTTGATAATCAGTATCATCTGAAAATCTTGTTTTCTTTTGCCAAACATTATAGGAATCCTTTACATCACCAAATTCAAAGAATACTTTATAATTTTCTTCAGAAAATTCAGCCTGTAATTCTTCTAATCCTAGCCAAGTTGTAACTTCTTCATCACTTAAAGCATATCCTGTTTTAAGCATTGAAGATGCCTGTTCTCTGTTAATTTTACCTTTGTTAAACTCACGAATAATGCGCTGCATATTTTGCCACTCACGACCCTTTAAGCCTTTGATATGTTCATTAACAGATAATGTTTCAACAGGCATATCAATTGCATCTGTTGGGGTTGGTAAATATTTATTAACATCAATACCAACCTTTTCTAAAATCCATTCTTTAGGAGCAACAGAAACTATTGTAGCCTCACTAAACTCGATACCTATTGGCTCTGTTGGTATAATCTTAATTTCGCTTGTTACACCTTTGTATTTAGCTAACATATTAAATACACTTTCTAGATGCATTTGCTTAGCGTTAACATAAGTATTTTTAAATATTTCGTAACCATCCCTCATCTCTGTTCTTGTTCCTAACTTACCTGCCTCCGCAATACCCATAATAGAAGGAGTAGTAACTTGATGCCCACTAAATATATTAGTCTGTATTAATTCATCTATCTTACCAAAATCTTCTTTTGTTAAATCACTTGTACCTAAGTCATCAATAACAGGCTTTCTAGAAATGTCATTAACAAATGCAATCATATATTTTTTGCCATCTGCGCCACTATATGTCTTTCTAATTCTTTGGTCTACATTACGTTTTTCTTCATCATTAGGTTCGCCATTAGGTAAAGTAATAAGTTTACTAGCAGAAAACCCTGTCTGCGCATTACCTAAAATATGCTTAGATACCTCAATATCTGATTCAATATAGTTTAAAGCAGCAAAGTAACTAGGCAATGCATAGATGCCAATGTTAGGTCTGTATTCCTTTACATATAAAATTTGCTTACCTATTGGTTGCTTAGGGTTAAATGCAGAAACAACAATAGGTTTTACTTTGTTATCTTTCCAATCTTCTTTATACCAATACTGCGTATTATCTTTATTTGTACGCATTTTAGTATAATCACAATGCCATATTTCTGCAATATTACCTAATGAATCCCAAATAATTTCTAAAAATGCACCACCAAATATTTCAATATCCAAAGATACCTTTCTAGTTAAATCGTTTAAAGATTCAACTCTATTTGCTTTTTCAATAAATGCTTGTGCATTAGGTTCTCCTGTCCAACCATTGCCTGTAATATAATGTACCTTGCTTTTAATAATGGCACTATGCTTACTTGACTTATTATATAAATCTACTATGTATTCAGGATAATCATTGTTTTCGCCATATTTAATATATCCACCATCAATACCCTTCTTCTCTTTGAATTCAGGTTGTCTAGCTTCCGCGAATGTTAATACTCTTAAATCTATCATTGTCTAATTGTATAAGTGTCTGTTGTTGTAAATTGGTTATATGTTAAGGTAGAACCTGATAGCCACATAATGCCTGTTTCTAGCTTATTTAAGCCTGTTATATTTAAATTCGTAGTGCTAGTCTGTTCATATACTTCGTAGGTATATTGACCCTCTAATGCACTAGAAAAATTAGTATTCGTAACTATATTAAATTCGTTGTATCTGTCTTTATATAAACTTATGTCAGATGCATTTAAAACTACAAATTTTATAACATTATTGCTGCTTCTATTTGTAAACACAAATAAATAATTAGGGTTAGTCAGTAACTGTTTTTCAGTTAATGTCATAACAATAGTATTTGTTTCGCCTTTTGTTAAGTGTATCATCAATTATAAATAGCATTTATATAAATATTTACAAAATAAAAACCCCCACCTAAAAAACTAGGCAGGGGAACTAAACTATGAAAAACTACAAACTTTTATCCTGCAGTTGTAAGTGCAGCAGCAACTGTGCTATCTACTGCAGGTGCTAATGCAGGTTCTGCACCTGTAAAAGTCAAAGTGTAACCACTTCTATCACCTTCAGCAGTACCTGATGTGGCACTACCTGCAGTTAAATCTAATGCTCTTGTTTTGCCAAGATACCAAAATCTACCATTGTTATCTTTTGCAACTGCTACAAGTCTATTTTGAGCCAATAACAAGATTTCGTTTCTTGTATTTGCTTGTAACTTATTTAAAATTATTGTCAATTCAGGAGTATAATACAAAGTACCATTTTGAACATTAGATGCCACATTCTCTGTGAACACAGATGTTCCTTTTGTTAATTCATATTTGTAGAATCTTTTACCTACTGCTTTTGTTAAAGCAGTAATTACACCACTTGCTTCGGTTGTAGAAGAAACATCTGAACTTGCAATAAAATAAACTTCCGTAATTCCACCTAGTGAATCACGACAATCTAAGGTATATCCTTGTGTTAATGCGCACGGCATATTTTATTATTTTATTGTTTTAAAAAATGGGGG